TCTCAGGGCGTTACGAGCAGCGGTCCAAGCAGATATAATACTGGAAGCCACGCCCGTTTCGGATTCAACTACAATTTTGCTCAGTTCCTTTATTCTGTCTTTATCTTCTTGGCTAAACTTCTTGGCCTCAATGCCTTTAAGGGCATTTTGTTTTTTAATGTTGGCTATTTCAAGGGCTGCAAAATCGGCTTGAGATCTTAAACGTTCCTGTTCGAGCTTATCTGTATTTCGGCCTTGGGCTTTGCGAATAGCGATCTGAACATTGGAGGCTTGTTGCTGTAATTCGTTTGCCCTTGTTATTAGTTTGATCTGATTCTTTAAAGCTCGTTCAAGGGCATTATTTGTGAGGTTAGCTGCATCTGTTAAATCATCAAAAGCGCGTTTCGCTCCGGTCATTACATCATCTAAAAAGCGCATGGTGGCTCCAAGAGCTCCGCCACTTTTCTTAAGTTCGTCGAAGTTTGATACTATTCCAACAATTGCCGCACCGATCAGAAACAAAGGGTTTAAAAGTAAAGCTTTACCAACATTTAATAACGTGCTTCCTAAGTCAGCTATGCCCTTAGATGCTTCGGCAAATGTCATTGACTTAGTGATGCTTAACAATAACTTCGCCTGAGAATTTGCCCCTGAGAAATCCAAACTTGCTAACTTGCCCGTGATACTTCCTAATGCCGTTCCTATTTGCTCGAACTTATCGCCTGCTGCAAATATTTTACCAGCTTCGTTAAGGTCATCCATCTGATCTTTAAGATCACCCACTTTTTTTGCAGCGGCTTCGATGGCTTTTTGGTTACCTGATGAGAATGCAGCGGCTAGTTCGCTTTTAGCAAGTTTAAGTTCGGTTTTAAGCTTTGAGAATTCGTTTGTAGTTTTACCTAGTCCATCAACTGTTTCTTTAAGGAATGCTTTTGCCCCACCTGATACCGATTTGAATTCGTCATTGATCTCACGAAGCTTGGCCTTAAACCCAATCATGCCAGTTGTTTGGAATGCTGTCTTTAGATCGTTAATTAATTTATTGGTAGTTGAATCAAGTTCCTTTTGTGAGGTGTTTAGTTTCTTGGTGTCTGTTGTAAGCTGTTGGATCTGCTTATTGATAGCATTGATCTTATTGTTATAAAGAACAACGGATGTGGGGTTATTCGACTTGTCCCTAGCCTTTGTAAGCCTTGCTTCTTCGTTTGTAAGCTCTTGGATTTTCTTAACCTGTTCGTCAGTTTGGGCGGACGTAGCTTTGTACTTTCTAACTACGTTATCTAATCCGGCATTAAGCTCGGCGGCATCAACACCTACCTGAAATATACCCCTTAATATGTTCTCGTTAGCCATTCTTATTCTTTTTGAGTTTGTCGTATTCGGCTTGTGCCCTTTCAACTTTTTTAATGTAATTATCTAACACCAAAAGTAAATCTAAAAAGCTTCCCTTTTCCAAGGTTTTCATATCGGTTGGCCTACCCTCGCAACTGTGATAAATGGCATCTGAAACAAATCTTTGGAACGTATCTATCGCATCGCTGGTTTGCTGATAAACCGATAGATCCTCTCCGCTATAATCTTTGTTTCTTCCATAAAGCCTATCAAATCTTCGGGTGGTGTACTCTGAAATTGTTTTGTGAGGGCCATTCCCATGCGCAAAAAAAAAGTTCTACAAGCCTCATCTTCGGCCCATATCTTCCGCTTTTTATCGGCATGAACTTCGCTGTAATCTTCCGGGTCTTCGTCTTGTAGCATGTAGTAAACATTCGCCAAATCGAGTACGCTGTTAGCCTCACAAATGAATTTAGAACGGTGCTTTAAATCGTGTACAATTGCAAAACAAGTAGTTAAGTCCATTTCCTTTTGGGCAGCATCAAAGGCTTCCATCGCTAAATCGAATTCCTTTTTTGAGATCATTAAAGAAATGTAACGCTCTGCTGTCGCTCCTTGGATTCCGCGCATTGCTGATATTTCAAGGGGGTTCTTATAGGCAAAGAATAAATTGCCTTTTTTGTCCTTGTATACCTGTTCAAGCTTTTCGTTTTCGAGATTGTTAATTTTTGACATATATCAGGGGTTTTGATTCCCAAATATACGGATTATAGTTTGTACTTGACAAACTCCTTGAAACAGGTATTTAAGAAGTAACGAACAGTATCAAGCAAGTGGGAGCGGTGTTTGTCCTTTGTCTTGTCGATGTCGCCATATCCGTTAACCTCAACATAAAGTAAGTCCTCAATTGTGTACTTACAGTTTTCACTATCAAATAACAGTTCGGGAAATCTCTCAAGCAGGGCGTTAACCAATACCCGGTTATTTGAGATAAGCGGATTCACGCTTGGAACCAACATTTGTTCTTTCTTAATCCCAAGCTCTTGCATTACTACGGTGTAATAAGTTTGGTTATCGCGCATCCCAACGTTTCGAGCGTGACCGGCTGCATCCCCTGTCACATAAAAGTAGTAGCCTTGGTGATCTCGTTTAATTGCCGCGCAAAGCTCGTAAATGTTTGAGTTTCGGAGCCTGTATTCTTTATGAAACCTGATCCAACTTCTCATATCGGACTGAACTACGTTGCATGTAATTGGGTCCACGTTAAAGTCAAAGCTCAAATAAACCGGTAGTGATTTAATAGGGGCCTTGAGTTTAGCAACGTGCTTCTTGAGGTTAAAGGCATAGGCAAACGGCTTATCTACATCAATCACATCCCAATCACCCATAACATACCGCGCAAACGTGATACTGTCCAATGTGCTTAACCCTTCCACGTATTCTTTGGGTAGATGTGGATTATCGGACATTAACGCCGGTAAATAGAAATAAGGCGATTCTAATGTCCCTTCTTTGGCTGGGTTAACAAATACATCCTTACTCCAATTTTGTGACGGGTTGCCGGTAAACAGGTTTACGATTGGTGGCATTGGTTCTATGATGTGGCGACCAGCCCTTAACTTAGCCTTTTCAAAGAATTTACGGCTTAATTCTTGTACCTCTTCGCCACCAAAGCCATTACATTCGAAACCATCCATCCAAGTCAGGTCTTTGTCGTAATTAAAGTTCTCCCCTTTAAATATTATTTGGCTACCGTTTGTAAAGTGCGCGACACCGTCCGTAAACTTAACTAAAAATCTACGTGGGCAGATCTTAAAGAATGTGGGTATAGTGTTCTGTTTAAGCTTGGCGTAATCCTTACGAACCACACACCATTTAGAGTTTGGGAATACCTTTGAAAGGAAAATAAAGATAGCCAACATCACATAAGTTTTCCCACCACCGGCAGCACCGCCAAAGAACAGGAACTTATATATCCCGGATAATACAGCATCGATAAACTCTTGCTGTTTCGGGGTTGGTACGAATAGAGGCTTACTCATCTGTTAATTCTGCATTCAGGTATTTGATCTTTGAATATATCGCATGAAGGTACGCCACAATAAGGCTTATCCACACACGAATTACCGTAATTTCTAACCTCGCTCATGTGGTAGTGAATACACCTAATATTAACCGATGGGTTAATTACTGTGTACCCAGCCTGTTTGATTTCGTAGTTAATCCGGTTATCACATCCGCGTACACCCATATAAAAGTTACTATTATTAATGTTTCTAATAGGGCCTTGGAAAATCCAAACGTCTTGGCTCCATGTGTTTTCGGCATGTATCTGTAAGCTTCCATCTTTCAGCGTATTATACCGGGTTAATGCCAAGGCTATTTCGGGCTTCATGATTTTATCCAGCACACAAAGCGAATGGTCGAAATAGATGTCTGTATTTGCAACTATGGAGATGTCATCAGGCTTTATACAGCGATTAACAATATCAAAGAAGTCCTTGAATGTAGGTCTACGGCAAACATGTATTGCCACCTTTGGGTCACGCAGAATAGGGAATTCATCGCGCTCAACTAATACCACAATGGCATCGATCAACGGATTTTCAATGTTCTTTTTAATACAGAATTCAAGCTCTGCATGGCGTACCGGATTAGCATCACGGTATAGCGATGTAAATAGTATGTTACTCATATTGGTGTAAAACTTTGCTTACTTGTACGGGAAATAAATATTTATCCATTGCATGATACCCAAGTGATCCAAGGGTAAATATGGTTTCTACTGAGAACTTTGAGCATACCTCGCGCGGTGCCATGTTAAGACCCATTTCTTTCATGCGATTGCAGAAGTATAAATCTTCGTTACCATCTAACAACATACCTCTCCAAGGATGCGCTTTTATGACTTTTATCATGGCTTCCTTGCTTCTTAGCGATAGCCCACCGTTGCCTCCATGCTGTTGGAATCTCCACGGGGCACCTACATAATCCCATTCAAGGAATTCCTCAATACCTTCCCGAAGCAATCCGCTATCGTGTTGAAATATCAGTACTTTATCATAAGGCATACTCTCCCAAAAACTGAGCGATGTCAGTAATTGGTTGTAGTCTTGCATGCTGGTTACTTGCTTATGCCTGATAATTGTCACCTTCCAGTCGTCAGGAAGAAATGGCACATGCTTTTGAATGACCTCGGCAAATTGCGCATCGGTCAAACGGTTTTCGATCATTACTGCTCCTTTTAACATCTTAATGTATTATATGTGGCTATTTGTCTATCTACTAACATACGTTCTTCATGTTTACACGCATCCCAACATTTAACAAGAAATGTACCGTCCGCGCATGGATCATCTTTAAGGTTTCCAATTGCGTTTTGTTTAACAATTTCTACATCTATCATGGCTTGAGCTCCATCCGTTACTCCGCGTTCAGGCGGTTGGGCTTCGTGTGTGTATTGGCCGCTAGGTAACTTGTATGGCTGTTTACCTAGTATAAATTTATACTGTGGATATTCTTTAAATATGTTGTAAGCATCCGGCCAGTATTCGTTATCATCGTCAAGCCCGTGATACATTCCGGGTTTCATTACAACGTAACCCATCGTCATTTTACGATGAAGATTGTGTAAACCTTCCTCAAAATCACATGATACAACTGTAACTAAGGAAATTCCGCCGATTATGGTTTTAACAAAATCATCTATGTTGAGGTCTTTATGTTTGATAATGATCCAGTGAACATCCTCTTCTTTTGGGATGGAGTTGTAAATCTTCTCAAGGTTCTCGGCCCGGATTAACGGGGTAACTATGTTTAAATACCTCATACCAATCGCTTGTTAAAGTTAGGGTGCTGCTTTAGGAATTCAGGTAAGGTGTATTTGTCGAAAGCTGCGGCATTCCACAGGCCAACGGACACAGGATGCAGATCGCCAAAGATGTTTTCAGGTGTCCACTTCTCATATACGTTCTCAATCCAATTAGGTTTGAGCTCGTTCTTATGGCCTGACACATTCCATTTAAACCGGATTGTTTCGATGTTTTGGCATGTACCGAAATGGTAAATACGCATCTTTAGGTTAATGTTATTACCACCCGTTGCGCGGAGGTTTGTGATCCTGTAAGGTCTGAATCCATCCAAACACACATAGTCAAACGAACGCCAAAAGTTAATGAATCCATCTATTCCGTGAAACCTGTCGTTACTCTTAAAGGCTTCCATTAAAGCCCCCGGTACATCAGCCGGTTCCGCAACCTCATCAGCATCCAAAGTAAATACTAAATCATACCCGTTTGCAAACTGGAATATGTAATTTCTGTGGGCTCCCTCATTATCGAACGTACCACATGAATGCCATTCGAGCTTATCAATATCGGTGATCGCCTCAACCGCTATTTGTTTAAGCTGGTCCTCGTTTTCAGGACACGGCACACTAGTTCCGTGACCTTGGGATGGACGGTCCACATACACAATGATTAATTTATCGACGAATGGCTCCATCGACTTTATACAGGCACCGAGATACTCGGCCCCATAGAACAAGGGGATATACCCCAAAACTTTAGGCTGTTTCATGTTTGTACTTGTTATAAATGTTAATAATGTTCTTTACCATAGCATCATACGAGTATTCGCGTAATGCCAATTCTTGTCCGTTCTTTACTATTTCAACGCGCTCGCCTTCGTTGTTTGGGTCCATGTAATAACGGATAAGCCCTTCGAGTTGATTCAGGTCAGTCCAAAATACAAGGTGAAATCTGTTCTTAAACAGTTCCTCGCATCCGGGATACCACTTGGCCAAGCAAATGGCTTTACCTGTTCCAAGTATTCTAAACATCCGGTCCGAGGTATAGCGTTCAATTTCGTAGTGGCTGCAATTAATGGCAATCTTAGCGTATCGGTATGCTGCGGCCTCGGTTGGTTGTGAGTTGTTAAAGTTACCTACTGCCATAGGACCAAAGCCATACTCACCAAAGTTACCGGCAAACTTTTGGCGTAGGAAGTTACACATTTGAATCCTGAAACCTGACAAAGGGAAGCGGCGTGAATCCGGGTTGTTACCAAAGAACACAATCGGTTTACTTATTTGAACGGGTCCGTGTGGTGTGTAGATAGCTGGATCATATCCGATTTCAAGCCATTCGGCCCTCATGTTTGAGCCGCGTGTGTTGTGTACATCGCGCATATTTGAGTAGGCGCTTATTACTTTCTTGCCGATTTGTAGCATCCAGTCAGGTGTCGAATCCCGAACATCCCCATTCCAGTTGATGATCACACAGCCAAGACCATGCAAACAGTCTATTGTTGCTTGGTTAATTACGTTAGCTGTTTGTATCTGCATGAAAACAAGGTCAGGTTTAAACACGCTGGCCATGTTAATGATCAGCGAATTGAGGTTCTTTTCACCCGGATTAATTTCTTTGTATTCCGATGAATGTTCAATGAATGCCTTTTTGAAGCCGTGATTAGGGTCAGGCGTTACACACAGGCCGATGTGTAGGATCTTTGGTTTTGTCATACTATTATTTCTAATTTACATCCAAGGCCATGAACAATGTCCACAACCGTATCGAATGATGGGTTTACTTTTCCTCTTTCAATAAGCGATATTCTATCCCTATTGATGCCAGTTCTTTTAGATAGGCTAGTTATGCTTATCTTTTTTTCTTTACGGATTGTCCTTATTTGCTTTAAATCCACGTTTTGCGTTGTTTGGCTATGCAATATTAGGCATCTTTGCATACATAAACCACGCAAAGATATTCACATATTAACATTCCCTTTATGAAAAAGGCAACAAAAAACCCGGTAGCTCACATACCGGGTCTTGTCCTTGTCGGGATTGGGGGTGCTTAAAAAATTCGTGAATTTTATCCCCCGATTACATTTTAAGAAGAAACTGTTTCATCATGCTCTCATTGGTATAGGCATATGCCTCCTCTGTTTTATTACAAAGCTTTAATCCTCTGTCATTTAGGACATCATGAATAGCATGTATTTGTTCATGGCTAAACGTTGTAATCGCATGACCAAAATTAGATGCCTTAATAATCACAACGGCACACCTACCGCTTTGTCGCTTATAATACACTGCTGAGTTCATTGGTTTGCTACTCATATATTCGACGGCCTGATCACTAAAAACAGGCTGTCCGTATTTCTTCATTACCTTGTTAACCATTTCACCGGTGTAGTTCAGGCACACAACAAACTCCCATTTCCACGGCTCCAAATGAATGATGAAGTGCTTTGCCTCTATCTTTTTATTGAACGGTTTTACTTCCATAATTAAAACTTAACTTCTTTGCCTCCAATAAGAAAGACCTGTTCTTCCTCTTGGACTGGCGGTAAATAATCTTTGTATGTTGCCGGGTCAACGGCCTTGAGTGCGAAGATGATCGCGGTAACATTGGGAGCGTAATGCTTTTTAGTTTGTTTGATGCTCTTTCGCTTCGTCCCAATTTGAGCCCCATTAGCATCGTAGATCGGTTCAACCTCCTGTACTACCTCCTCAACGGAGAAGCCTTCTATGAGCTTACGCAATGACTTTAGGGCTGCATGTTTCATCTCTCGTTTATGGAACTGCTTGGCTTCCTTGTACATATCGGAAACCTCGGTCAGCTCGTGTTCCCAGTTAGTGAACATTCTAACACTAACCCCATTAGTTTCAGCGCATTCGGCAATAGAATGTTTGCCCTCCGCGTACATATCACAAATCTTTTTGGCGGTGGCAATTTTTTGTTCTATCGATCTTAAGGGCTTTGCTGGCATAGTTTAGATGCTCTCTCCGAATATCTTGTTAGGTGATGTGAATTCCATGTAACGGAAGGCGTTTTTGAATACTTTTATGAGTTCTTGGGGTATTACTGAATCTACGGCAGATAGCTTTTTGTCGAATGGAAAGTGTTTCCATGCTTTGTTTGCGCCTTCCCTGTCAACGATGGCCTGTATTAATTCGATTAAAAACCCTGCTTCGTCTTTTTTAAGGTATTCGCACATCGTTTGGTAGTCTGCTCTTGCTCTTGAAATTCCTTCAAAGTCAGTATGTTCCAATGGAATAAGCTCATCAGGTAATGCCGCTTTTTTTTCGTGTTCGTTAACTTTAAATGTTAGGGTTCCATAATGTGATCCGTCTTCGTTTGGTTTGTTATCCACCGAAATGTCGATTATATCATCATCAGAAACCATGCACCTAGTTCCATCGGGCATTTCAAAGAACCATACTAATTTTGGTTTTTTCATACTATTTTAATTTAATTGAGTAGCCCCTTTGCAGCATTTCGTCGTAAAGGATGTTAATTTCTTCGGCTGTATTACATTTGATCTCAAGGATTAGTTTGCCGTCTGCTACCTTTTTACGGGTGTGCTTTGCAACGCTTGTCATTTCAGGGATCTTCGGGAAGTCCTCGTCTTTAAAGCCCCACAAAGCTAATTCTAATTTGTCGAATTCCGTTTGGAGTATTTGCCAGTCGAATTGCCCGGTGTTTTTGTTTAACCTTACATTCAATTCCTTTTCTTCGGGTAGGTTGAGGTTAATGTAAACACATGGGATCGTCGAATTGCCGAGCTTCTGCCACACCTTAAGCCTTTGGTGGCCTCCTACTATCACATCCATACGTTCGCTGTTCTGATTAACGATAATAGGCTCAACAAGGCCAAATTTTTCAAGCGAAGCCGTTAATTGCGCTTCTTCTTCTAATGTTAAAAGCCGTGGGTTATATTCCGCGGCTCTCAATTCCTCTATTTTCCTTAGTTTGACTTTCATATTTGTAACAAATATAATAAATGTAATAAAAATTACTGCATTTAGTTATTAACAGACCTGTCGAAGTTTTCTTGTTCTGCCTTGTATTCCTCAGATCCCTTGAATGTTATGTTTAATTCTGTGCCTCCAAAAATAATGACTGAGTTTATAAATATCGATGTTTGATCGTCGTCCAAGTCCGATAATGTAATTATGTCGTTCATTACTTCGCCCGTCTTTTCATTCGACATTGTCTTAACGCCATTAAATCTTTTGCACAGCCATAAATAAGCGATTTCCTCGGTCATGTTATCCCAGCCTGAATCGGTCAGGGCTTCGGTTATCCTTGGCAGTATCTCAGCATAGAAGTACCCTAATTTGCCTTTGGATTTCTTTTTACCGGGTAATTTTATAAGCCCCTCTAACTCGATTTCTGTGGCTTCTGATTGGAATAAGGACAGGCAGTTTTTAATCACCTGATCTCTTTGGCTTAAATAAAGCTCCCACTTTCCGTTATTGAGCTTTAATTTAGCTTGAATTTTAACTTCCTTTTTTGGTTTGCTCATTAGAATTATTGTTTGTGATTTCAACAAGGGCACTAAGGCTAACACATAATTTTGTGCCTGTTACCATCAGTTTTATTATTCCGTGAGTTTGGTAGATCTCGCATAACTCAACCTCAACGCCTTTAGCACACCAAGGGCAGTAATGATATTTTTTACCTATCTCTAAATTCATAATTTAAATGCGGTTACTGCAACCGCCAAGGCTGACCATGCGTGTGAAGAAAATCCATACGTTCCGCCCGGATTCTTTTTAGTTCCAGTCGGCCCGAATTTTTTAATCATTGCTGCCCTTACCTCTGCATCTTTAGCTCCGTGTTTTGCCACATGCCTTAATACCTCACCCCTTTTTATAATTATCCATTCTGATTGGCTATTTTCAATAAATCTACCTATCCAAATACAAGTATCGTATGTTTCACTACCTATTAAAACTGGAAATTTTGTGCTACTTCTACGAGGCTCCATGCCTTCAATGGCTAATAAATCATAATGCTTACCATGAAGTAAAGTCTTAATTTCTTCATTTGACATAACTCCGCCAATAATAGGGGTTAATTTTTGGTTATATTCACACACAATAGCATATCCTGATTCGTGTGTTCCGGGATCGATGGCTAAAATAGTCCTCATTTCTTAAGTTTGATTTTGTGATATACTGCGATTACAGGAGCCCGACTAATAAAATCATATCCACCGCCAAACGCCCATTGTTTCGTTTCTATAAGTCCTCCTATTGATAATAAAGGGTAGTTCTTTTGCATTAGGGTTACACTTGCACCAATATAAAAATCGTTTTTATGTACTGTATTAGTAACGGTTTCTTTAATTAGTCGTTCAGGAGCCTTCCATCTATACCCAACAAATTGACGGGTTAACACGTTTTTAAAAGACTTTTCGTGCAAAAATATATCAATACTATCCCTTCTTATGGTGTCCATGTAAACTTTCTCAGTAAAGAATTCCTTTAATATTAATCGAATTGCTGCGGTGTCCGTTTGTGGAGGTGCTTGGTTTTGGTAGTGATTATGAATTATAACAGGCTTTGGGGGATCGCTTGGGGTTACATTATGAACAGGGTCTTTTGAGGCTATCCATAACGTGTCACGCTTCACGGTAGTGGTTTGTTGTTCAGGAGCGCATGACTTCCACAAAAAGAGCCCTGCGAACACTATCGCAAGGCTCAAGAATATTATGCTACTTTTTTGCATCTTCGGTCAAATCACGGTATGTAATTGTAATAGTTTGGCCTATCTTTTTGGCTTGTTGGTATGCTCTCCATAATTTAGGGTACATATCCGTATAAGCTTTTCGGCTATTTAAAACACCATCACGGCCTTTTACTTTCCCGAATACAGATCCAACAATATAACATCCGTGTGAATCCAAATCGGTTGAGCCCCAATGCCACATGATTCCCGAAAAGTTTGGCACATTTAAAAGGATTATTCCCTCATGCTTAGTGTGGAATTTTTGTTGTACTTCGATTTTAGAAGTCGCCCAAACGTCTTTATGAAGAAGATTACCTTCGTCATCTCGGTAGTAATGTGGGCTGAATTTAGGACTGAATCCCATCATAATCTTATAACTTCCCTCTGGGATGCGAGTTTCGCCAAATACTTTTATTTCACGTTTTTCGTCTTCAACTCCGACACCACTAATAGTTTTGTCATCGCTGTAAAATTTTGATAGTGTCCAATCCTTTGTGGCGCTAATCCTATCTACAAATATTTCTTTCATAGTTTTTTAAACGAATTTAGCACTTATCTTTTAAATAGCATCCAAAATCTCTACATGTATGGTGATGATCACAGTTAGCACAAGGCTTAAATTCTTGCTCAATTTCATCAGGATCTTTTAATACATGGGCTTTTTTAATCTCTATCCATCCCCACAAAATCATAATAGCCAATAATATTCCAGCGATTAACATGATTTTTCTCCTTTCTTTTTTCGGGCGTTATACGTTGCGGCACCGCGCTGAATGCCTTTTGGCATAGCTTCTACGGTTTTTACTTGTCTGATCCATTTTCCGCTTTTGCGATCAAATTGGTGGTAGGTTTTTGTTAACAGCATATTATGAGGGTTTGATTATTTCTTCGCTTACTGGCCTTGACAATAGAAGTCCTTTGTTTGTCATTTCAATTAATCTATTGGCTTCCGGCGGTTGCATTTCTGATGTGATCCGCAATATATCGGCTTGAGTTGGTTTATACCACTCATACACCGCTGTAAAATTTTGGTTTACATGAAAGCCCTGTGATCGTGCTTCCGTACCACATTTAGGACAAGCAATTACCGGTGGAACTTTGCCGTCTTCCGCAACGACTTTGGTTATTAAAATATGCAAGTTATAGCATATATACGCATCAATTGTTGTGCGCTTTTTCTTTTCTACGTTTGACATGATTTCGGATTAAATTAATAATTGATATTGTTATTATTAGAAACGCGCCGCACCCCCAAAGCCACTTAATCCAAGTCCATAAGTTTTGGGCTAAGTATTTTAACCACCCCGGTAAATGCTCCGAGAGATTGGCGGTTTCTAAATATATTGCAAGAACACAAATGTTTATTGATATTACAAACGCTACCAATAAATATATGAATGCCTTTAATTGATCACGGTTGCTGCTCATAAATTAATGCCTGATAAAAGTGAAGGTATTTTTCTTTTTGCTTGAGATGTTTTAGTATAAATTTCAGTCGTTTTTACATCAGAGTGCCCAAGTAAGTCTTTGATTATATTTAGTTCTACTCCGTTTTCGTGTAAATGTGTAGCGAAACTATGACGTAACTTATGGGCATGAATGCGCTTTTTTACTCCTGCTTTTTTAGCCCAATATTTTAGTAGCTGGTTGATAGAGCTCTCTGTATATTGTCCTCCATATTGGCCGTTAATTAAGTAAATTTTTGGCAAGTATTCGTTGTAATAATCCTCTAATAATCCTAAAAGCTCACTGCTCATAACAACGATTCTGTCTTTAGCTCCCTTTGCGGCCCTAATGTTTATCTCCATCCTGTCCCTGTTAATGTCGGTAAATTTAAGGTGTATTAATTCGCTTATACGTAAACCACAACTATATAAAAGACATATTATAACCTGATGTTTTAGATTTTTTGGCTGTTCAATTATTTTCTTTACTTCGCTTTCAGATAATACTTCCGGTATCTTTTCCTCTTTTCTAGGATAAGGTAGATCGGACAGATCAAGGTTTATTTTAAGAACATATTTATAGTAATTCCTTACAGTAGCTACTATCTGTTTATGATAGCTTCGTTCGTGTATGTTGGCGATAACATAATCCTTGATTTTATCAATATTTAAGCCGAAATCAGCCCGTTCTTGAATGATTCCAAAACAAGAAAGGTATGTATCTATACTCGACTGAGAGTATTTTCGTGCCAATAATTCTCGCTTAAATGCTAAATATTCCTTTGTTTCTGCTTCCATAACTATATGATTTTAAGACTACTTTTTATTAACTCCACGTTAGCA